AATTGCTATTGAGTTACAGGGTACACCATCATCTGCACCGGTAAATGTACCTGCTGCACACATTCCGGTTCAACAAGTACCTGCACCTATTCAAGAAGATAATAATTTACAGTTAACATTTCAATTTGATAAAAAACATACCTTAGAAGACCTGTTTAATAAAGTAGATGATGTTTATAGAAAAGTACTTTCTCTTGAAACTGAAGTAAATACTATTAAAAATATACTTGAAGAAAAAAAAAGTGTCCTATAATACTTAAATGGATTTCACGATTGAAAATGTAGAAAGTTTTACTAATACTTTTTTGTCTAATATTTCAAAGCTTGGTGATGCCTGTATTTTAAAGTTTGAAAACAAGCTTGCTAACTGTATTATATCAAATACAGATAATACTGTTATTAATTACTCTTGTTACGAACAAAAGAATAGTTTTTTAGAAAAAGATGTACACATTAATATACCTGACATTAAAAAGTTAATTAAAATATTTCAATGCTTACCCGATAGCAAAGTAGTCCTTACATTAAACAATAATAATATTTCATATACCAGCAATTCATTTAAATTTAAATTTCATCTTTTAGATGACGGTATTATTGCAAGCCCTAAGATTAACGTAAATAAAATTTCAGCTTTAGAATTTAACACTCAGTTTTCTATTACTAAAAGTAGCATTGTTAATATATTAAAAGCTAGTTCTATTGCCTTAGATATATCTAAACTTTATATCTTTTCGGAAGACGGGATATTTTGTGATTTTACTGATAATAGTAGACATAATGTAGATAGCATTGCATTTAAAATCGCTGATGTTTTTATGGGTAATGAAATAAAGACACCAGTGCCTATTAATTTTGATGTAATGCGTATTATATCATCTATTAAGTCACCCGGTATTAATGTAAAATACAATAGTAAATTAGGAACATTTCTATTTGAGCTTGAAGAATCTCCCTACACAAGTAAGTATATTGTATCAGCCCTAGTATCATAATATGACAACAACATTTATGGCAAAAAACAAACTAAGAACCGCAGGTTATTTTATAAAAAGACTTAGGGATAGCGGGTTTATTGTTATTAAGAGCTTTTTTAGATATAGCAAGGTTGATCCAAGAAGATGGACCGTTATTGTTGATCCAAGTAATACGTCTGTTTTTGTAACATGTTTTGTGAATAAAAATTCACTCGGTGAGGTTTTATTTAAACTAGATGATGGTGATAATAAATTTCCTGGGAGTTTTTACTTGAGAACCGATTCAATTGAAGTAGTAATTGCAAATTTAATTTCAAAAGGTGTAACTAATAATAACACAGTTGGTAGCATATACACAAAAAATACCTTAAATAATTACAATGAAAAAGGGGAATAATGGCGATTCTAACGACAAGGATAAGGACAAGGATAAGGGTAAAGATAAGATGAAGAAAAAAAAAGTTAATCCTGAAACTGCTCATGAGCTTGATAAAATTTTAAAAGCAGCCCTTAACAATTATCTTGCTTCTCAAGCTTCAGAATATAAAAACAAAACTAAAGATATTGAGACCATGAAAGTTATTATAGAAGAGTTTTTAAATAGTTACATTCTTTTAGGTTATTTACCTTCCGGCGAGCCAGTAAGTATTATTTCTGCACACAATCAACAGGAAGCAGACTCACTTTCTGCGTTATTGAATAAATTTTTGCTTAATCAGCGCGGTGATGATGATAAAGACATGCCCTTCTAATGAATACAGTTATTTTTGGTAAAGGATTCATCGGTAATCATATATACAATCATTTAAAAAATGAAAGTGATATAGGTTTTTATTCACGCGCAGACATTGATTATTCAAACAATGACAAGCTTAAAAAGTTTTTAGACGAACATAAAGATATTAAATTTGTAATTAATTGCTGTGGGTATACCGGTTACCCTAATGTTGACGCTTGTGAAACTAACCAACAAGATTGTTTATTCTACAATTTAAATATACCTGCTAATATTAATTCTGTTTGTATAGAAAGAAAAATACAACCTATACATGTATCTTCAGGCTGTATATATACGGGCTATAATAAGGATTTTACAGAAGAAGATGCTCCTACTTTTGGACTTTTTAATAAAGAAGCCAGCTTTTATTCAAAAACAAAACATTTATTTGAAATGGCGTGCAGAAACTTTTTAAACAACATCACAATTTTAAGAATTCGTATGCCTTATACTGACACAAAAGAACACAAAAACTATTTGTATAAAATTTTACAGTACGATAATTTAATTGATAACAAAAATAGTATTACATATGTAAATGATGTGAGTAGATTTGTTGATTTTGTAATTAAAAATCAAATTAAAGGTACATATAATGTAGTAAATGACGGTGCTGTGAGTGCCAGTCAAGTTGTTGAGCTATTTAAAAAGAACGATATTAAAAATGATAAATGGAATTTTGTTGATTTTAAAGCACTTAAAACACGTGCAAACAGATCTAACTGCATTCTTTCTAATAAAAAAGTTAAAGATTTGGGATTTAACTTTTCAGACACATTAAAATCAGTTGAAGATTGCATTATTAAGTTAAAATAAAGAATGCTTAAAAAGCTAATTAGGTTTTTTGACCGGCAGAAAGCCGGTGCGATTTATGCTTTTAATAAAGGTATATATGCTGCAAAAATGTTTGTTTTAATTCAAAAAAATAAAACTGATTTAGATTTCTTAATATTACCCGACAACTTAAACATAACGTTGAATAAAGATGAATTTTTTCTTTATAGAAAGACAAAAGATTGTGAGTTTGTAGAAGTTTTACCAGATTATGTTTTTGAAGTATGCAAAGCACAGTATAGTAAATGTATAAGAGGTGAATAAATAATATAAATGAATTTCGTCAAACCTATTAGAATAGCCGGTCCTAGCGGTCAAACATCTACACCTAAGATTATTGAGAGGGTTGTAGGTGATAAGATTTATGTAGAAGCACACTGGTATGACCCTGCTAGCGGTATATTTTTTCACAAAGGTGTTGTTGAAATTAGAGATATAGTACAGCCTAAAAAAGAAGAGCCTAAAAAAGCAGAATAATTGTTGATAGTTTTAGTTATACAGTTTATAATTAGTTGTGTTTATTAATCTACCACCAGATTATATAGTTAGTAAATATTTTCAATATGCTGGATTTCCTAAGTATAAAAAATTAGCTAATGTTTACGAAGCTTCATGTCCTATATGCCGTGAAGGTAAGAGTTGGGGAAAAAAGAGAAGATCATTTTATATTGTAAAGAAAAATGTTATTTGCTGTCATAATTGTGGTTGGTATAGCAACCCATATACATGGATAAAAAAAGTATCAGGCGCTAATGATTTAGATATTATAAACGAGATAAAAAGTTTTAACGTTACTGATATTTCAAAAATAGAAGAAGTAGAGCTGCCTAAAGCTATAAAGACCGAGACATTGCCTGAAAATAGTATTAATTTATTTGATAGAAACCAACTTGAGTTCTACAATGACAATAAAATTGTTAGTATAGCTTTACAGTATATAAAAGAAAGAAGACTCGATACTGCTATTAATAAACCACAAGCACTATTTTTATCTCTTACTGATAAAGTACATAGGAATAGATTAATTATTCCGTTCTATTATAAGAATAAAATTGTCTTCTATCAAACAAGAACCCTACTAAGTACAGATAACAAGACAAAACCAAAATATCTATCTAAGATTGGTGGTGAAAAGACTCTATTTAATTTTGATAATGTTACTAGCGAGATTGATCATATATTTTTATTTGAAGGTCCTATTGATTCATGTTTTGTTAAAAACGGTCTTGGACTAACCGGTATTCAAGAAAAGAGTAAAAGATCGTTTAGTAACCTACAATTGAATCAATTAAACGAGCTTAGTTCATTTAACAAAATTTTTGTATTAGATTCACAATGGCAAGATGACGCTAGTCTCAGAAAAACAAAAGTATTATTGGAGCAAGGTGAACAAGTTTTTATATGGCCAGAAAAGTTAGGAAAAACATTCAAAGACTTTAATGAAGTTTGTGTGAGTGGTAATTTAAATTTAGTAAAACCAGAATATATTATAAAGCATAGTTATTCTAATTTAAATGGTATTGTAGAGATTAGTAAAGTAACAAAATACCGAAATTAACCTTTTTCGTTAGTACCCGCTATTAGGTAACCTTTTAACGACTCAGATAGTGAGCTAAGATCTACTGCAACACGTGCAATTTTCTTTGTTTCACTTCTAGCTATCTTTTCGTATAAAGAGTCACACCCTGCACTATGTAATTTGGCCTGAATACTAGTAGCATCCACACCATTAAGGTATGATATAAATTTTTCAATTTCACCAATCCAGCTTTGTAGTTCAGCTAGTTGCTGTTGATTAGATTGTCTTTTTGCATCTGCTACTGCATCAGAACCAGGCGTAGCACCTAGATCATCTACTGATGTACCTGGCTCTAGCGCTGCGTTTGCTGCATCTTGATCAGTTGTAGGCACAGCTACATCTTTATCTTCATCTTGTTCTAATATAGTATTGAAAGTTTCTGCAAAGTTCTTCATAAGGTATATTAAATATTTATATGTCTCCGTTCAAAAAATTCTACGAAGATACAACAATGCCATACGGTAATAGGTTTGTAGCCGGTATAGCATCTCGGGAAATTAAGTCAAATCCAATGTCTCTATCTTCCGTTTTTTCTAAGGATCTTCAAGAACCTAATAATGCTAAAGCAGATAATGTATTACCTCATGAATTACAAAATGTTAGCGATTTAATAGGTAATATGGCACTATCTATAGATAATCTTCATTCGGCTTATGATTCTGCATTAAGCAACCCTAATATAGAAGATAAAGAAGTTGTAAAAGACGCATTATCTGTTATTAAGGGGTTAAAGAATAATATTACAACTTTAATTACAGTAACAAAAAAAGTGCTTGATAATAATTAAGTTTCATACTATACTAGTAATGTGAATTTAATTAGAAGCTTGTCTTTAACTTTATTTGTAAGTACACTTATAGCCGCAATACTTCATTTTGTTGGGGTAAATTTTATAGCATCATTTTTAGTAACAACTATAGTTCAATTTATTGTTTTTTATACAGTTGGAAGCGTATTAGATTTTATAAACGAAATTAAAATGAAACAAATTAATGCTATGCGTATTGCAGAGTTTTCTAAGCAGAGTATGGAAGTTACATGTCCTTGCTATAAAAAAAATAAGGAAATAGTACCTGTTGTGCTTAATAATAAAAATACCTATAAATGCTCAGCGTGTGAAAAAACTAATAGTGTTTATATTATTGCAGAGACTGCCCACGTTACTGAAACAGATCTATGATAGAATTTACCGAAAAGCCCGCCACGTTTCTTGATTCACTTCCCGTAAATAAAAAAGAATCCGAACAACTTCTTAAGCTAGTAGAAGAATATTTTGATACTAATACAGTAAAAAAAGCTTACATTCTTACACCGTCGGACTATAATATTACAGAGTTTTTTAATCTTTTTTTGAATTGTTTAAAAGAATTTTATTTTAAAGATAATGCAAACGAAGACATTTGTAAAGCTTTAGAAAAAATTAAAAAAGAATTTAACGATATCTTACTTCACAATTATGACATAAAAGATTTAAAATTTTTCTTGATTGCTTTAATTTCTTCATATATAAAACTTGTACTATCAAATGAAAACAATAACAATTCAGCTAAAGAATAAACAAGAAGAAATGTCTGTTGAGACATACGCAAGATGGCTATGCTTAATGGAAGCAATCTACATTGTTTGTAAAAAAGCAGATGAACTAAAAATTCCCACTGATAAAGACTTAGGCTGGATTAAGCCTATCTCTTTTCAAAAATATATTGATGAACGTAAAACGTCAATGTTACACGAAATTCAGATTGACCACGGAACCTTTAAAGGCGGCTTAGAGAATAGCAAAAATAAAATTCCATCCGAAGACATCGATGAAGTTGAAGAAGAAGTAGAGATTACAGATGAAGTACCTGCAGAGATTGCAGATTATGTATCGTAATCACCATACACGCTAGTATTGTTAGTTCCGTCGAATACAGATTTAGAAAGATCATCTACATTCATAGGGTAGTTTTTATCAGCGCCCAACACATCGTTTTTCTTAGATTCATCAAATACTTGTGTGTTACCTTTTTCTGCAGTAAGTCCCGGTTCAAAACTAGTTTCATATCTCTTAGCCTTTAATAGCCATACATAATGACCAAGCAGCGGGTTTATTTTGTTTATATCTTGATCAAGACGCTCTGTAATTTCAAACATTTTACCATCTCTTTCACCAGGTCTATCTGAGCCATATTCGGTTAATTTAAATACGTCACCAGATTTTGGTTCAATGCTATAACCATGAAAATATGCAGATAACAAAGGCGTATTATATGCTTCATAAAACGAACTAATATGAATGTACATCGTTATCTCATCATCAGACTGAAAACCATACTTGCTTAACAATAATGAGTTTTCATTTAAATCTATCATTGCAATAAATTCAATTGGAATGCCATATTGTGCAGTAGGTTGCTCACCATAAAAATTATCTGCAGAAAGACCCGGATTATAGGTATGGACAAAATATGTTACTTTAGTTCCATATAAGTTAATTTGTTCGCGCATTACATTTGATACCCATTCGCGCTCACATTCATTATTTGACTTATCCATGAACCGAAAACATTCATTTACAGAGTTACTGTTAGCTAATGGGTATATTTTTGTTTCAGTACTTCCTCTATACCTATCTATTGACATATTATTCTTTCTCCATTACGTATGCATTAAAGGTTGGATCAAAATATATTTTAATCCCCAAATTTTTTAAATGTTTAATTGTTCCAGGTACAATAATACCTATTCCAAATTTTTTAAGTTTTTGAAATTCAGACGGTGATAAAGGAGGTGATTTGGTACCTGGTGCTGCATTTTTAATATTTTGCAGTTTTGCAAAATCCGTCAAATCTGCTTTGTATTTATCAGGCACAAAAGAAGGATTTTTTCTTGTAAAACCTGTATTGGCAGCTGGTCTTCTATGTCTTGCAACCGGTTCTTTTGATGGTAAAGGCAACGACATTATATTTGTTGACTCTGCAAGAGCTTTATCATATGATTTATCAATAATATCTACTAATTTATCTATGTAACCTTTACGTCTCAAATATTTAAAAACTAAATTTTTATCACCCATTTCACCCTCACTTTCTAAACTTTCTTTTCTATCTGCTTTTAATTTTTGATGCAGCATTGTAGCTTTACTATTAATTTTAGATGCATACTGAGTAGTAGTATGGTATTCAATATCACGTTCTAAAAGTTTAATAAAGGATATATAGTTTTTTATTTTTTTAACAATTAGCTCTTTATCAACCTTTACATCAAAGCCATATTTTTTGGGTTCAACCAACCATTCGTTTTTAATTAAAGAGTATACACCAGTGCTAGTGTGTGGTTCGTTACTATCTTGATAGTAAACCTCTATTTCGTGTGTATCTATAAAAATGTTATGTCTCATATTCCATACGAACTTATTACAGTCTAAAGCTTTCTTTACTAATTCTTTATCTTTGTTTATTTGTTTAAAATCAAAAATAATATGTAAATCTATATCCGATTCATCCGTGTAATTATAATTTGCAACAGAACCCGTAAGCGTAATATCTTCTACATTAACATCTTCCTCTAAATCATCTATAACTCGATATGCAATTTTTAAAAGTTTTTCACGAATATTTGATTTTATTTTTTTGTCTAAATCAAATATTTTGGGACACAGGTGATTGTGGATCTTAAACTCCATATAGTTATTTATTCAAAAAAAAGCCCCTCTTGCGAGGGGCTTTTGAATCTATTTTTGATTACTTATTTTTAGACGTCAAATGCACTCTGGTTATTACCTTTAATACGGCTATTAACCACATTTGACTTACCCTTAGGAGATGTTGGAGCTCCACCTTTTACTCCACCACCAACTAAAGCGTGTCCTTTATCACCATCAGCACCAACCTTATCAGTTACTTTAGAATCACCACCTTTACCAGCTTTTTTGCCTTGTGTGGATACATCACTAGGAACTACATTAGATCCGGAAGAAACTTTATTTAAACCCTTGGATAGCTTTTCACCATCAACAATAGGTGTGCCAACTTCTTCAGCATCAACAGCTTCACCAGCAATAGGGGTTTCTTGCTGTTCGCTACCGCTGTCAGCACCGCCACCCATTTCTTCACTCTCGTCGTTCTCACCTTCGCCTTCAACAGGAGCTTCTTCAGCACCTAGAACAGCATTGAGAGCATCATGAAGCTTTTCAGCTAATTCGCGAGGGAGACTAAGGGTTACATCTTCGCCTTCACCCTCGCCTTCTGGTTTAACGTCGAGCTCTACGGCGTCGAGCTCGTCTTGCTTAGAAGCGTCAGGGCCACCCATAACGTCTTCGTATAGTTTATCAAAAATAGATTTATTACTCATAAAATTATTTATATCCTCTTTGACACTTTTTTCATCAGTATTTGAAAATTTTTCTGGTTCATAATGATTTTCTTTGCCTTTATTTTTAATAGGGTCTATAGCGGGTGCCTTAAAACCATCTGCATTAGCAGGTCCAGAATCTTTATGAAAGAATGGCTGACTGTTTTTTTCTTCTTTTCCTACCTCTTTTGCTTTTACTTCAGGTAAGCTTTTTAAAGGTTTTCCAGGTTTTGTGCCTTGTTTAGCCTTAGGATCAGTTAATTTAGGGGCTTTGACAGCTTCATATACAGCAGATAAATCAACTAGATCACGAATTCTATTCATATAAGTATTTATATGCCCAGGGATAAAGAAAATCAATATTATTTAGGTAACAAAAAAATACCTACCCCTGAAACTAAATTTGAATGGACATCTGAAATGGTGTCCGAATTAAAAAAGTGTAGCAAAAATATATTACACTTTGCAGAAAACTTTTTTTATATTGTTAATCTAGAGCAGGGCAAAATAAAAATTAAATTACATACATATCAAAAAAGAATTCTTAGATCATTAAGAGACAATAGGTTTGTTGTGTTTTTATCATCTAGACAATCAGGTAAAACCACTTTAATGACAATCTATGCACTGTGGATTGCTTGTTTCTTTGAAGACCAACGCATATTAATAGTAGCCAATAAAGAACAAACCGCAATAAACATCTTTAAACGAGTTCGGCTTGCATATGAACAACTTCCAAATTATTTAAAACCGGGTGCAGTAGAATACGGGAAGACATCTATGACTCTAGGTAACGGTTCATCTATTGGTATTTCAACTACTAGTAGTGATGCAGGTCGAGGCGAATCTGTCAATGTTGTTATTCTTGATGAGTTAGCGTTCATTGATAATCATCTTGTTGAAGAATTTTGGAAATCTGTATATCCTATCATCTCATCATCAAAAAAATCTAAAATTTTTGTTGCTAGCACCCCTAACGGTACAGGAAATCTTTTTCACGAATTATATTCAAATGCAGTTGAAGGTAAAAATAACTGGAAACCAGAAAGAGTAGACTGGTGGGAAGTCCCCGGTCGTGATGAAAAATGGAAAGACGATACCATTCGTACTCTTGGTTCACGCGAAGCATTTGATCAAGAATTTGGTAATACATTTTTACAGTCCGGTGAAAGCACTATTTCAGAATTACAATTTGAAAAAATGTTAACTGAGTGTATTGAACCCGAATTTATTTTCGAAGGGGGTAAATATAAAGTGTGGGAGGAACCAAGCGAAAAAAAATTATATGTAGCAGGAGTTGACGTAGCAGAAGGGGTTAGTAGTAATTATAGTGTTATACAAATTCTCGATATTACTGATTTAAAAGAGATAAAACAAGTTGCTGTTTACGCAGATAATAATATTGTACCTTTTAACTTTATATCAAAACTCTTAGAAATCTTAAAACAATGGGGACAACCTCCAGTTTTAATTGAAAGAAATAATTGTGGTGCACAAGTTGTTGATCAACTTAAAATTACTCACAACTATGAAAATATTGTAACATATGCCCCGAAAATACAAGGTCAAGATTATTCAAAACGACCTGGGGTTATTGCACACACAAATACAAAATATAGAGGTGTTGTTAATATGCGTTACTGGGTTAATGAACTTAATGTAGTAAAATTTAAGGACCGCGAAACTGTTTTAGAGTTGAAAAACTTTATTCGTTACCCTAATGGTACATGGGCTGCAAGGCCCGGTAATCATAACGATGATAGAGTCATGTCATTAATATGGTCATTAATGATTTTAGATACAGATGTTGTGGAAAAATATTTTGAAATTTTAGAACTGGATAATAATTTAAAACCATTAAAGTTAAAATTGTTTGATTACGGAATTCGTTATTTTATGAAACCCTCATCTTACCTTACTAATGAAAAGTATGGTGTTAGAGACACTGCTTTGCCCATAATTATTAATAAAGGAAGAGATGAAAATGATAACAACCCAGATGTTGATGATTTACATGCACAAGGATGGAAATTTTTAAATGAGTAACATTTCATACTTACAAGCACCATTTAATAAACAGCGCAAAGATAAATTTGTCTTGGTAATGGATTTACCCGAACCGTTAAAAGCAATAAATAAAAAACTCACACGCAATAATACAACAGTAGTTTTCGATACCTTACAATTTTCTGTTTATGGTGTTGTTGTACCAAAAATTAATATAGACGAACACGCAGCAAGATATTCCGGTCAAACATTACACGTATCAACGCAATCCCGCCCACCATACCCCAATGTTAATGTTAATTTTACTATTGATAATTATTACAATAATTACTGGGTAATATATAGTTGGTTAAGTTTAATAAATGAACAGAAGGTAGGTACTTTAGACTTTAAGGATCTTATTGATAAAACAAATCCTGATGTCTATAAAGCAACATTTACATTATACGGTTTAGACGAATATAATAATAAGATTATACAATTTGATTTTACTAGAGCTTTTCCAGTATCATTAGGTGAAATCAGTTATAGTTATAGAGATGCTGCCCAAATCGACACTTCATTCGAATTTGCATTTGATCAGTTAATTACTAGACTGCTGACTCCTGAACCTATAAATAATCCTGGAACATAATTTAAAATTTTTAAAAAAATTTAACTGGAAAAAGTATAAATACTTTATATGGCACAGCGTCAAATTCAAAGCCCCGGTGTTCAAATTAGTGAAGTAGATCTTTCTCTTAGAGCACCATCGTTAGATACAACAACAGTAGTTATACCTGGTTTTGCACCAAAAGGTCCTACTTACGAATTAATTCCTGTTTCTTCATTATCTGAGTTTGAACAAATATTTGGAACACCTACTAACGGTGCTGAACGTTATTTTTATTATACCGTTAAAGCAGCTTTTCAAAGCCCTGCTACTATTGCAGTTACCCGTATACCTTACGGCTTTGGCTTTGGCTCAGGTTATGGTAGTAAATATACTGCACTAGTTTATCCTGCCGCTGGCAAAAAATTTAATTCTAACGATATACAAACTAATTTACTATCTCTTTCATCTGATGGTGATATGGTATTATTGGGTAGACCTTCTCTTGTTGAATTAACTGATGAAGAATATTTTGCAGTACAAAATGGATCTGGATTTACTTGGACTAATAACGTCGGGTTATCAACATTTAGTACAGTTGCTAGTTTTGCATCTGCAGGACTAGTAATCGTAAATAAAGCTAAAAATGTTATTAATAATCGTTTCGAAGGTTACTACGTTGGTTTAATTGATAATACAACAGTTAACCCTCAAGTTGATTTCCGTGGTATTAATTCTGTACAGACAACTGCTACTACAGGATCTAAACTTCCTGCAGAGTATACAACTCTCTCACAAAATAGACTAGACTTTGCACTATCCGCAACATTTGATGGTATTGATGGTTCAGTATCACAACAAATGGAAGCGATAGGTGGATCAACAACAATAGGGGTTTCAGCTTTCAGAGATACATTACAGCTTGGAGTTTTCAAACTACGCCAATCTACCTTAGCTAATGATGTTTTACAACTTTCATTTGTAGCAGAAGAAGGTTATAGAGGCACAATTGACTATTATCGTGAAATTGGTGATGAGAACGGTGGCCCTGCTGTACAATTCTTCCTTGGTACGCAGGCACAGAATTCTAGAAATGTTGAAGTATATGTTAACCCATTTATTTCAAATCAGTTTAATAATACAAACTTATTGAATAATGACGGAACACCTACAAGACAAGTTAGAGTTCTTTCTGAAGGATTAAAATATGCTGCAAGCATCGATAATAACTTTACAGGAATTTCTGCAAGTGTAGTTGACACCTTTATAAATTATATTGGCAATGCTGGTGCACTTTTCCCACTAGGTCTTTACAATGTTGAAAATCCATATTCAAAGATTATAGGTAATGTACCTGGTAAATTGAATAAATTATTCGACAAGATTGAAAATTATGATGTTTATCCAATCACCCTAACACTTGAAGGTGGTTTAGGTACAATTTTTGCAAGTGCTTGCGCCACACCCGGTAATGTATTTGATGATTCCAAGTATATTACTGCTATTAACGGGCTATCTGCAAGCGATAATGTTACTGAACCAGGTGCGGTTAACTATCGTAGAGATTATCTCTCTGTATTCAACGAATTTAGAGGGTTTGCAGAAGATAAACGCAAAGACCATCTCTTTATCGCCGACCCTGCTTTACCAATTTTTATTCAAGGTAAAGATCTCAAGACAATAGAGAGAAATGATACTAACTTTACTACTAACATTTATTGGCCATTACGTAACTTATACGGCGGTACAAATTCAAGCTATGCAACCGTATATGGTACATGTGTTAATGTAAGTGATTTATTTTCTAACCAAAGAGTATGGGTACCATTTTCTGGGTATGCTGCTGCTATAATGAGCAATGTTGATACAAACTATCAGCCATGGTTTGCTCCAGCCGGGTTTACACGCGGAGTTGTAGCTGGTGTAAACGACATAGCGTTCTATCCTAAACAGAAACAACGCGACCAACTCTATAAGATTAGTGTTAATCCTGTAGCATTCTTTCCTACAGATGGGTTTGTAGTTTACGGTCAAAAGACACTTGCTAAACGCCCAACAACGTTTGATAGAATCAATGTCCGTAGATTGTTCATCAATCTTGAAACATTAGTACGTAATACTGTTAAATTCTTTGTATTTGAACCAAATACACTCTTTACAAGAACACAGGTAATTAATACTCTAACACCATTCTTTGAAAATGCAAAGAATACACAAGGTGTGTATGACTACTTGATTATCTGCGACGAGAAGAACAATACACCTTCAGTCATAGATAATAACGAGTTGATAGTAGATATATATCTAAAACCAACTAGAACAGCCGAATTTATTTTAGTTAACTTCTACGCCACAAGAACTGGTCAAGACTTTAACGAAATAGTAAGCTAATGAATAAATAATTTTATGGCAGACGTAAATCAACTTATATCAGACTTTTACAGAGTAGCAGCAGAAAGAGATTTCGCTCGCGACTTTCAATTCAGAGTACTTAGCATTAACACAGGTGACTCTGGAATTAATTTTGATGAAAATGATTTGGTTTATGTAAGAACTGCAACAGTGCCGGCAAGAGCAATTGCTAACAAAGCAGTTCCTTTCATGGGCTTAAATTTTAATGTTCCAGGTAATGCTACATACCCAAACAGTGAAGCATATTCCTTAGAATTTTATTGCGATGCAAAATCGCAAATAAGACAGAAGTTTGAAGATTGGTCTCGCGATACATTTAATGATGCCAATAGCACAGGTAACTATTTCATGCCAAAGCAGAACGCTACAATTGACTTAGTACAGTTAGATTCAAAGTTAAACAAAGTAGCTCAATACAAACTAATCGGTGTTTCAGTTCGTGAAGTAGGTGCTTTACAGTATAATATCGCAGAAGGTACCGGTGAAACAGTTAAGTTTACCGCTACCATTTCTTACCATTATTGGACTCGTACCAATTAATATTTTTAGCTAAATTTAAATTAGCTATTAAATATTTTTAGTGAATAATCCCATTACGGATGCAGCAGCCGGGTTATTAAATAACGCTACAGGTTTATTTACAGGAAAAAATCCATTATTTGCTCCACAAGCGACAAATCTTTTTGGTTTCAACCTACCTGCTGTACCGTTAATTAGTGCTAGAGATTATTTCTTAACCCAAATGGAATCTTGGGTCACCTCAATACCTTTAAGAACTCAATGGGTAGTATTAATAGACAGATACCCTGCAGCTCTCAATACAAAAATTATACAGGGGCTAGAATTAATTGGTGGTGACAAAAAAGGCTGGGACATAGATACGCCTTTAAAAATTCTAAAAAGCTACCCCCTTCAAAGAGTTATCGGTTGTTTATTTGCAAGTAGTGTTACAATACCACCTGAAACTCTTGATACTGAACATATTAATGTTAAAAACAGTAGAGGTTTTCAGTGGGGATTGATTGCATCAGAAAGACAAAAGTATGGATCACCATTACGCATAGGATTTCGCGAAACAAATACATCGTTTATTGATACTATTATTAGACCTTGGATTATTCTTGCCTCTCATATGGGATTTACGGCACGCCCGGGTGATAAAGGTGGTCAAAGAGACTACTTTAATGTTAAAACTGATATTACTATTATGCAATATGCAGCAACCTACAGTAACATATCAATGATCCCCCGTAAAGTATGGACATTTTATAATTGTGTACCAGTAACGCTTAGTGAAGAAGAAGCGGTTTATGATCCTGCAGGTGAAGTATTAGATGTATTTCAATCAAGTTGGGTATTCACAAATTATACAGTACATTCTTCGTTGTACTTTCCTCTTGTTAACATTATAGACAGAATACAAAATGGTCAAATACCAGTAATTTCTCCAATACAAGGCGGTGATACAGGTGGGTTTGGTAGTATTAATCCTTACGGCTTCTTATAAAAAAAATTTTTTAGCTTTGTTTTTGTTAGTTGACTAATTATTTTAGTATCTACAGGGTGAACTATAGAATTAAACAAGCAAGTAAACTGAATATTATCCCCATCAATATGAGCCCCGTTATTTAACAAAGTTAAATTTTTATAAAAAGGCATTAAAATATAACCTACCGTTTTATCTTCTCCCAAACCGTTGTAAAATTGAAAATTATTTACAAAAAGTTTTAAAGCCTTGTTACTTAAATAGTAACCACCACCAAAAGCAAATTTTATTTTTGTATTTTTATATATGTCAGTATAAAACATTCCACCATAATCAAAATTAAAGTTAATTTTTTTAATTCTTACTGTATCCAAGTATGTATCATCATCTATTTTTAAAATATTAACCTGTTTATGTTTTTTTAACAAGTATGAATATGTCGCAAATACTTTTTTTGGTAACGAGTTATAATCATCCTCAACATTTAGCTGTAAAAAACTGTCCTTAAATGATGTTTTACTGTAACCACCTTCAACTATGATGTAATTGTAACCTGTTAAATGTTTTTTATATACTTCTTGCTTGTTTTTATTTTTTTGGCATGAAAACACAACTATTATAGTATTTTTGTTCATAGTATTAAAAGCACAATATTGTCATAAAATACTTAATGGAGTCCTTTAAGCTAAGTCTTTTTGTCCCTAGCCTTAATAAAAGAATAAGGTTTAAAGAGCTTACTAATTACTTACTACATAATGTATTAAAGTATATAACTAATAAAGATTCAGCAGGATTAAGTATATATTTTGATAGCTTAATATTAGATTTAGTAGAAGATAAAGATGTTTATAAACAGCTAACTAACTTTGATAAATTTTTAATACTTCTTCAATTAAAAGCAATTAATGTTAAGCCCGAACTAGTTTTTAAAGGTAAAAAAGATGATGGTTATGAAGTTAATTACAAGTTAAATCTTTTTGATTTATTAAAAACGTTAAGTGAATTACCATTAACAATAAAAGAAGAGATAGTTCTAAATAAAGATTTAAAAGTAGGCCTTACTATACCAAAAAAATTATATGTAGAAAATTATGAAGATGTTTACGATGAAAGCATTGAGTATATAGTTATTAAAACAGAAAAATTTTATATACACAATCTAACAAACGAAGAAAAAAATAAAATTTTTGAATTTATAACAGGCGATAACTTTAAAAAAGTATCTAATTTTTTACTTAATATTAACAATCAAACAAAAAATATATTTTTACTAAAAAAAGTGCCTAATGTTATCAATAATGAATTAAAACTTAATATTTTTAATAATACTCTAATGCATTTTTTAGAGATATTATTTTATGAAGATTTATTAAACTTTTTTGAGTTTATGTATGTAATGGTTAACAAGATAAGAATACAGCTTTCTGAATTTTATAAATTAGTTCCGTCCGAATCATTAGTTATTTATAATTTATATTGTAAAGACATAGATGCACAAAATAAGGAAATAGAAAAAATGACTTCAGATAAAGAAGATAGAAATATTGTAAAATAGAGTATCAGTTATAAATAAGCTTAATGAGTACAGATGTATTATTACAAAAACTAAAAGAGTATCAGCCTACCTTAATACCCATATACATCCCATCCATAAAAAAGACAGTCAATTTTAAGCCTTTAAACATAAAGCAGCAAAAAGAAGTAATTAAATCTTCTTTTGATAAAAATATACCCGGAATTACATTTGGATTAGTTCTCAACAATATTATATCAGAAAATTCAACTGAAAGCATAGACTATCTTGTAATTGATAGACCTGCAATCTCTTTACAATTAAGAAAAAATATTTACGGTAATGATATTATTGCTACATCTGATGATGAAGATATTAATACAGAAGAAAAAATCAACCTTACAGTAGATGAAATTTTTAACAATATTACTACTGTTAATATACCCGAGTTAACAGCTAAAGTTAACGTAGATATAATAGAAGTTGGTTTAAGTATTCCAACACTATCGGTTGATAGCAGGGCCAATAAAGAAGCACAAAAAAATCTTTCTTATCTTATTGAACAAAATAATGGCGTAAAAGACTTAGTTAGCGAACTATTTTTATACGAATTAGTAAAATTTGTAGATTATATTAATATTGGAGATTCTAAAGCTATTTTTAAAGATTTACTAGTAAATCAACAGATTCAAATAATAGAATCATTACCCGCTTCTGTTAATAAGCAAATATTGGATTTTATTGAAAATACTAGATCTTTTGAACGTAAGTATACTACAATAACGAAAAATAATAGGAATTATAATCTTACAATTGATGCCTCATTCTTTAGTAACGAATAAGTATTTATATACTTATGAGTGAAGAGGTATTGGCAGATTTTCTTGCTGCTATCGAAAAACTATCTGACAAAATTGAAAAAATGGGTCAGAATAACGCTGCTATTAAAATTGATATAGATGATTTAACTAAAACTAAAAAAGCAAAATTAAAAACTCTATTTGATTATATGAAATCGGAGTTTAAAAATTATCTAACTGATATTATCGGTAAAGCTAGTAAGGGTAATGGTGAGATGGGTGTTGAAGACAAACCATTAACTGAATCCGGTGCGCAGCGCGTAGGTGGAAAAATTATAAACGTAAAGATAGAGGACATAAACCCTAGGATTGTTAAACTTTTAAGAGATGAAATAATTGAAGCTCTTGGTACTAAAAAAACAGATGAAAAGAAAGATGAAAAGAAAAAACCCGCCTGGTTACTAGGATTGCTTGCATTATTAGCAGGTGTTTTAGTTGGTTTATTTGATTTTGTTAAAGATTGGTTTAGAAGAGTTAAAGGTTTTTTAAGATCTTTAAATATATTTGGATTTTTTAAGGGCATTACAAGATTTTTTAAAGAAAGATTTTTAAATGCAATTGCAAGAATGTGGAAAGCGGTAAGCGAATCAAAGTTAGGTAGAGCTATAAGTGCATTTTTTAATAGAATTATTACTAAAATTAAAAATACAAAATTGTTTACATGGATAGCTAGACTTGTTAGTGAAGATTCAGCATTGGGTAGATTGTTAAAAAGAATAGGCAATTTCTTTAGAGCGGAAGGTGCTGCAGGCCGTAGTATAAGAGCTATAAGCAACGGTGTTAAAACAGTTGGTAAAGTTTTTGCTAGAATTGGAAGTATATTTGGTAGAGTCGTAACCATTGCAAGAGGTGTCGTAGGCAAAATGTTTAGCATGCTTGCAAAATCACCATTATTTAAAATAGGAAGAGTTTTTGGTAGGTTACTAGGTCCTGTAATTGCAATATTTGATATTATAACAAATGTTATAGGTTCAGTAAAACAACAAGGCCTAAGTTTTAAATCTGTACTTGATGGGTTACTAGGTGGTATAATAAGTTTCTTTACTTTAGGCATTTTAAATTTTGAGAACATAAAAAAGATAACTGATAAGATTACCGCAGCATTTTCGGAAGGAAATATTGTAGAAGGGGTACTACGAATTTTAATGTCAATACCAGACCTTATATTTCAAGGTATTGGAAAAATTGCTACATGGGTTGCAGGTTTTTTTGGACCTGAATTTAAGGCAAAAGTTGAAAAATTCTTTTCAGGTTCATTCACAGATAAAATTTTTGGTATGTGGAGAGGTGTTATTGATTTTATTTCTAAACCTATTGTAAAAGTTTTAAATTGGTTAAAAGAAACATTTGATATAGATATAGTTGGGTGGATAAAAGGTTTACCTGGTGTTAAAGGTATATTAGAATGGATAGATAAAAATAAACCAAAAGAAAGACCGGAAACCGCTCCTCAAACAAAACCAGAAGAAGCAAAATCAGAAGCAACTCAAGAAGAAAAAAAGAAAGGGTTTTTAGGTAATTTATTTGGTGGTGAAGAAGAACAACCTACCCCTGAAAGCGGCTTACCTGAACAACCAGAGGAAACTATGCCAGAATCAACATTTGATACTACTGAGGTTGAAGAAGCAGAAACTGAGCTAGAGGAACCAGCTTTATCACCAGATGAATTCAAATCAAATATGGGGGTATTAGCTAAAATTTTACAAGATCAATTAGAAGTTTTACGTGAAACAAGAGATGCACTTACAGGTATGGCAGAACGTCCAAATACAGGTGGAACTGCAGTAAATTCAGTAAGTAACAATACTATAGTTAATAATCAACTAGCAACAATTGACATGTGGCGTAAAAATCTAATAGCAGGCGCCTAAACCTTACATTAAATATATACATGGCCTTTTTATGGGAATTTTCAAATAATTTTAATAATAAACAGGTTTATACTAGTGCCCCGCCTGCTTTAATTCCTGCAGGTACAAAAAGTAATAATACTGATAGCCCCAACTTCTTAAGAAACTCTTTTTCAACAAGTAATTATAAAGTTGATATTGTAAATGATTTTTATTGGACTATTCAAAACCCTAAAACTAACTCAGGTCAATTATATAGGGCTGAGGTTCCAAGAATTGAATTAATAGAAAAAAGAATTAATGTAAATGCAATAGTTAACCAAGCATTTTATTCTGTAGCTACAGGAGTATCAAAAGTGGGAGACGTATCTAGAGAGGTTAGTGGGTTTACTAGTTCTTTATTAGGGTCAATTAGACAAACCGGTGGCACTTTAGGTAATGTTGCGGGTAATTTACTTAATATAGGTGGTAATATTAGCAGCTTTTTTTCTTCAGTTGGTGGCGGTATCGGAGAATTTTCTGCTCAAAATTCATCGCTTTCCAACGCCATCAATACGTTAAGAAGTGGTATAGAAAAAGTAACAAACAAAGTTGGATTAAATGCATTACAGGGTGTGTTGGCACCGTATGATGGGTTATATTTTACAGAACCAACCGGTTGGACATATAATATACCTTATTTTGATAACATTAATAATAGTGTTAATAATATATTCGGAGATTTAGAGGGATTTGCAGGTACAGCTGTAACTGCATTAAGAGAAGCAGTACAAGGTTATTCTGAAATTTATAATTTATCAAAACCCGGAACGTATATTGAAAAAACAAAGATGTATAAATTTGAAGATGGTGGTGATTCAATTACATTTGAATTTCCTTTAATTAATACAGGTAATGCCACGTTTGATGATGTTGTAAAAAACTGGCAATTGTTATTTTTATTAGTCTACCAAAATAGACCGTCTCGTATTTCTCGCGATATTATAGAACCTTCCGTTATATATGAAGTTTTAATACCAGGCGTTAAGTATACACCATTTGCTTACATTTCAAATCTTAATATTGATTTTGTAGGCTCAAGAAGAGCAATGACTCTCCCTATACCGCAATTAACAAGTACCGGAAGAACATTTTCTATAATTAATGGTAGTAACGAAGGGTTTGAAACTATTGTACCCGATGCATATAGAGTGACAATTACATTAAAAAGCTTACTTGCAGAAACTAGAAACTTTTTATATTCTTTGCTCTATCAAAAGAGACTTTTAGTTCAAACTAGTAATTCGAGCAACATTTTAAGCAATCAAATAAATGGATTAAACTCTGCATTACAAAATATTCTACAGCTAAATTCTAGAGGCAACACAACATTGCTTGCCAATTCTGTTAATTTACCTACACAGATTTTACCAGGCATAAATAATACACCAATTGCATAATATGAGTGAAGGAGCCTATCAAAACGAAATAAGTATTTTACCTAAGTTGGCAACCACTAGGTATGAAAATATTTTTAAACTTTATCAAACGTCCAATAAACAATATTTTTACAATATAATTAATTCAATACAATTTCCAACTGAAATTAATCCTTCAGTTTATTATGAAATAACAGTTTCAAATAAAATGCCTTGGACAATGATAAGCTTTAACGAATACGAAACTATGGATTTATGGTGGTTAATATGTATTGTTAATAAAATTAATAACCCAGTAGCGCTTGCAGAGCCCGGTATAAAATTACGAATTATAAGAAAAGAATTTTTAAAGTTTATTTTTGATGAAATAAATCTAAAAATTAAATCTTTATGAGTAATTATAATATTTCTTTACCCTCACCCGACACTGATAATATTTTTAAAGTTGGTAAAACTGGCAATGAATTTTTATTTGATGCAATTTTATATAATGTAAATGATCAGTTTGTAAGATTAAGAAACCAAAATATAACTGAATTTGTAATTGAAGATAATTTTTTAAATTTTTATCATAAAGGGTATCTTATTTTTCGAAATGATATGGACGCCATTGAAAACATACCTGAAAATTTAACAGGTGTATCTGAAAAACAGTTTTCAAATATTAGTTATATTGAACAAACAAAGGTATTGCCCTATTCATTTCGCGGTGATTGTCGTGATTTTTTATTAGTTGATATAATGCCAAGACTTGACAATACAAACAGTAATTTCGATTATGGAGACAATTTAAACACACAGTGGAGACTAAAGTTTTTGTTTAGTATATACAATACAGAAGATATCTTAACAAATGAAAAAGGAGCTAAATATAAAAAATTATATTTCTGGGATTATACATATCAATTATTAAGAGAAAAAAATCTAGATTTTACTACAGCAAAATTTGCAAACAAAAAAGATGTTTTAATAGGCGACGACAGTGATCGTAGTATTAAAACTGGTGAAGCCGTCAAAAATATTATAAAAACAGCATTCCCTGCTGAAGAGGGATACAAGATTAAATTTGCAGAAGAATTTGATGAGGGTTATACAGATATTTTTTATTCCTGTCCAACAGATTCAAAAGCTTTAGATGATTTAAATTATGTTATGGATAGACATGTAAGTTCACCAGGAAATAATTATGATTTTTGTATTTTAAGAAAAGAAAGATATTCTGATAAATGGTCATTTAGGTCCTTAAAATCATACTTCGAAAATGCATATGATAAATCCGTAACTAAAAATATAGATGGCGGCGGATCACTGCATTTAGAAAAGTTTTATATAGGTAATTTTTCTGATTCAAAAGTAGATAATTATAATGTTGCGTCTAGAGCTCCTACCGGACCAACTAACAGTGCTTATTTACCCGATTATAGCTATATAGAAGATTTTAATTTTTCACCACCACCCGGTATTTCAGTGCAAGAGTTTTTAACTTCTCATTTTGTTAATACATATGATTTTAATGGTAAAGCATTTGTTATAGATGTTAATGAAAATGATTTTTCAAAATCCTTAAAGGTTTATAAGGATAATTACGTTAACAATATGAAAGGAAATATAGGCAAAAACCCGTACACTTCTCTTACTAAAAATGAATATAGAGTATCAAATATTAATTACGATGCTGAATTCACTCCGCATTTCGAATCAAAAGATCAAAGATTATCTGTAGGCAGAAATGAATTTCTTAAAAAGGCGCTTTTTTTAAATAATACGCTAAACTTTACAGCACCAGGCTTAACATTAAGACAATCAGGTAGATTTATCTCTGTAGATAGACAAACCTCCTTGCCGGAGAGTAAGTTTGATGATAAATTATTAGGGACATACTTTGTAGTAAGTGTTAAGCATGTGTTTCGTAATAGTGATTATAAAAACGAAATAACATGTGTTAAACCTTATCTATTTAATGACCCCAAAAATACAGAAGAAGTTTATTAAAAATGGCAACATTATCTAGAAAAAAAGCACAGCCAGTGATTAGAACTGTATCACCACAATTATGTGATATTAATCTAGCAAGTTCTATTGATTTATTAAAAAAATATACCAACTACTATGATTCAATGTCAGAATTTTCTGATCAAATTGAAACCGCAATTAATTACAGAAATACATTTTTTTATAATGATACTGTAAAAAGAAGAATAGATTTTTTTAATGGATTAAAGAATAAAGTCGAAAAGTATGATACTGATTTTGTCGTATACTGGTACGAACAAGCTAATTCTACACCAGAATATATTAAAAGTGAAATTACTACATCAACTTTTAATATTAAAAGTGATAGTATAGGTAAATTTACT